GTCTAGTACTTTGCCTAACCTGAAAAAATAGGGTGGGGCATGCTATTACGTAGACTGCCACACTACTCCCCCCTCGTCGTTCGCCGTGCATGGCACCGCTGACACAGTGTCAGACAGTTGTCTTCGGCGAACTGTTTGATCCTCGCATCCTTCAGCCGCTCCAAGTGGTGGACCTCCAGGTTCTTCCGATTGTCGATTCCTCGCGACCAACAATCCTCGCAGCGTGGGTGTCGCGACAGGAACCACGCGCGGAACTTCTGCCACCTGGCGTCGTACCCTCTTGTGGCCGAAGTGGGCCTAACCTTAGCTCGCACGTGGCATCCACACTCACCTACGACCAGGCAATGACACCGCACACAAGCGTGGCTTATCTTCGCTGCCATGTCATCGCTCGAAATGGAAGTACAGATCCCCGTCCGCGTTCACTACCGGCAAAACGAATCCCATGCCGCCCAGCGCAGGATGCAGCTCGCACTCCTCGTCAGCCGCCACCACCTGGCTAATTACTTCCCTGTCGTACGCCTTGGCCGCACGCCCCGTAACCCCCGAGGCGCGAGTGCCATACCATGTGATCAGCGTGATAGGGGATCCCGTCGGTACGTACACAGACCCGAAGGGGAAGCCTCGCTTGTCGATCTCCGCTGTGGTACTGACATCTGTGGTGCAGGCTGCCGTGACATCAAAGTCAGAGCCTTGGACGTTCACTTGCGCGCCACCGGCTGGTCTCTGATGGGTCGTTACAGTCATCGTATGGACTCCGTCAATTTGATTGGCATTTGCACATCACCCTGAACATCTAAAACCGATGCGAGTACGTCCGCGGGTATAGCTTCTTCCTTTTCCATGCGGGATCCAGCGAAAACGCACGCTCACATGCTCGCATGTATTCGCTGACGGTCGGCACCCACAACGTACCTGCTTGGATGCGCGTAACGAGTCCGTCCGCAAATGTCGCAAAGTCCGTTGTGTTGTACTCAAGTGCCCCGGGAGCACCTGCGGTAAACTTGTGAAAATAGAACGAAAGAACTCCCTTCGTCACGATCACCCGATCCGCAACAGCCAAGAGTTCAGCGGGTGTTTTCCCATAGGAGTCATAGGCCGGCATATACATTTCGGCCAATCCATCAGGTTGCCTATGTGCAGAGTTTACGAATGCGGTAATCGTCCGCCCAGATGCGAAACGCCTGCTGGCTTCCGTCGCAATTGACACACTCACCCCACCGTATGGATAGGCGATGAATGGCGCAGAGTCGAAGAATCCGTTGGTTTTAAGGTAGTTTGAGGTATTGACTACCTGGCCTGCCACTTGGCCAGCGTCGAGCGTCGTAAAGTTCGTGTGAGTGTGACCATGTGAGGAGATGTCGACACCATCAGCATACAGCACGTGAAGTTCCGCCAATGAGCACAGACCCGCTCCACCGATTTCATTCGTTGGACAATATTGTGTCCAGCGGATGTCGCGAGCGACCATGAGCGGGTACATCAGATCATACACGGTGTCCGAATTGTCATCCGCCGTGACAACAATCGTGCCGCGACCATCGAGACCCTGATACTCTTTTGTGAGCACATCAGGCACAAACCAGCCAGCCTTACCTGCTGAATTGCCAAGTTCGATGCTGAAGCGAATAATCGCGCCCCAGTTACTGGCACCGCCAACCGCTGTAAATGCAGCCTTGTCAATCGACACATCATTCCAGCCGGGGATTGGATTGATGACGTACTTGTAATAAACGGTCACCCCCGTGGATTCGCAAAATTGAAGTTCAACGGAATTCAACAGCTCCGCTGAGTCGGTCGGGCAATAGAACCGAAACGCAATGTTTGTCATTGCGGACAGATCCCACGCCACGGTGCGCAACATGCGTGCCCAACCCGACACTGCAGTCCCGGCTCGGACATTGTTCGCGCCTTCGCGAACATACGTAGTTTCGACCGCAAGCGCCGGATAGCCTGCGGTACCAGATAATGTCCAGTCACCGGTAGTAGCAAACGATTCGAGAGTTGTTCCGCGATCAATCGTCATATCACGCACTCCGCTACTTGCCGCTGGGTCTCACGCCTCGCCGATGATCCGTTCGATCTCACGCGTATGCTCGTCCACTCTCGCCGCACTGTTCGGGAATTCTTTCGCCGCCACGGTGCGACACATCACACATGCACTTCGCATTGCAGAACGCATGGCCATGTCGTGCGATGAAACGTTGTCGGCTATCTGGTCGCTTGCTTGGCCATGCCTTGCGCATAACACCTGTTGCGTCTCCATGCTTACCCGGAGTGTCTCATTCTGTTTTTCCGTTTTCTCGACAAGCGACTCAGTGGCGAGAACGTGGCGTTCCGCCAACCCATAGGCTTTCGTCCCACCACGCATCAGGATAATCCAACCGCCCCAGCACACTGCCAACGCGAACGCGCCCAACGGCCCGTATCGCAACATTTCAATAGCCCATTCGGCCATGATGTATCCTCATTTACCTAGGATGTGAGCAGGCCTCGAAATCTCCCATCGTGCACACGTATTCGCCCCGATGATCCACGATGCTCAGCAGCACCGGTGCCGTCCATGGCGGGACGACTGGTTCACGCCTCGAGCGTTGCACGCGTTGGCATTTCGACCAACCCGACCGGATCTGTTGGCACGCCTCCGCAATCTCTTGCTGCGTCGGCTCGTAGCGGGGATCATTGCGCGACATCATGTCACCGTCGCCGTTTCAGCACACGCCACGACGTGCGTTCCTTCACGAGTTGCTTTTCGACTTTCACAACGACCGACTTTTGCACGCGCCGTTCGAGGAGGGGACGTTCGAGTCGACAGGCACCGTTGTGGCAGCCACCAGCGAAGAGGACGAGTTCAAACAGCATGGGAGGTTTCTTTCAAAGTTTGTTGACCATGTCATCCACAATACTCAAGGCCAACGCCACCGACTCGACGACACCTTGGTTCGCAATGTTCGTGTAGCCGTTCGAGAAGCACACGCCGAACTCGCGTTTATTCTCGTCCGTCCCCAGCCAGTAGATCACGAGCGTGGGATCGGTGCGTTTCTCGACGTCGGTGATGAAGAGGTTCTTGGACATTAGGATTGCGGCCGAAATTGCTTCCAGAGGGCAACGATGGCTTGAATGATGGCTAGGATCATCATCGGGTTGATCGCGGCGGCTTGTAGTGCCGCACCAACGTCGTCGCCTGCCTCAACGAGAATCGGCTCATCCTTCGTGAATCGGCCGATCAGCATGAAGACCCACGACCAGATCAAATCTGAGTCGATCGCCTTCAATGCCATTTCGCACACCTGATCGTCGATAGTCGTGCCGGTCAGTGAAGCACCGGACCGCATGACTTCGATGATTTTCCGCACAAAGTTCCGCATTTCCAATTCGTTCATAATCGCTTACTCCGTTAGTTCGGTTGAAATGAATCCGTAGGCTTCGTCCGGCACACCCTTTGAGCCTGTCAGTTCGATCACGTCGCTACCTTTCGCTTTGGTCGGCGATTAAACGCTTGTTGTGACCTAGTTGCCCATCGGCAATTGCCGGGTTCGTAATTCCCATCGTTGTTGACTCGGTCTATCGTCAAGTACGGTCGATATCCGTGAGACACTGACCATGCAAAAAACGACCACAGATCACCCCTCCACTCTTCGCACACTGTAATCCCTCGACCGCCGTAGTTCTTGTATGCCCGATTTTCTGGATCTGAACAGCGGTCAATCATCTTTCGCCAAATGCCATACAAGGGATGTGTCCCAAGTCCGTGTGTAATCTTCTTGCTTCGCATAGCCTCGGACGTTGCACAGCCACACGACCTGGCACCACCTTTTCTCAGCACATCCCCGCGAACAACGTGATTCGTCCCGCAATCACACTTACACACCCAAAACACTCGCTTGCCGCGCCTGCCAGGAGTGACGCGATCAATCCTTTCCAACACGACCAACCCGCCATAACGATTTCCAGTTTCGTCGATTGCGTTGTCAGCTACGCTTCCCTTAAGATTCATCTATTCAGACCTCCTAGTAAGGTTTGGATCACTCCCTCGGGTGCGACAACACCGCGAGGGTTTTCTACTCAGTCAACTCCGTCGAGATGAAACCATACGCCTCATCTGGAACACCTTTTGATCCAGTTAACTCAATAACATCGTCTTCATTATGGCTATTTCTGATAACCCACACGATGTTATTCACGACGGACTCATCCCACCTCATCGCAACTAAACTCAAAGCGTGCCCCCACCACGACAGCGCGATCTGCAACGGGCGCCCGTAAGCCAGAATCGACAGGCAGTGCTGAATCATCGTAGTGTCACCATCACGGGCGTTGGTGTCCCACACAGCACTGAGTCGGTACTTGGCTCGCTCGGTATCCCACCCCACCTTGAACGACTGTGGTGATGGCGCATGCTGGTTCGACACATAGTCCGCTGGAGCAATGCCTTGCTCTTGAGCACCCTTGATAAACGATTCAAGGTAGTTGCCCTTGTTCTGCCACTTCACGAGGTAGCCCATCGAGACCGGAGCAAGTTGCACGGTCGGCTTGCCTTCAATGCCGCGCACGTCCATCACTGCGCCAGTACCGCTCCACGTCCAACAGTAGCCGAGTCCATCCTGATTCCAGCGACTGCCGACTGGACACCATGACGCATATTGGTGGTACTGCGGAAATATCTTCAGTTCGTGGCAACGTGCGATCGTCTCCTTAAAGGCGTCCTTCGCCACCAAGGCATCGGGAATACCTTCCACGGGTACACCGGCCGCATCCGCATCACCGTAACGAGTGCGCCGCGGATAGATTTGCACCATGCTCGGCTGTAGCAACTGATGCGATTGGGTGTCCGTGTCAAAGCGATGAATCGTCATGGGATCACCTCCGTCGCCAGCAGTTTTTCGAGGTCCGCAATGTTCGCGGGCAACGGGAAGTCGGCAACCTTTCCGCCGTCGAGTTTCGCAATGGCAATGCGGGGCAGTGGATCATCTTTGACGGCGTCGAAGAAGGCTTTGAACTTCGAGGGTACTGTCGGGTCGATCGTTTGGGCGGCAAGCACCCCCAGAACACGATGCCCCGCTGCGGTCAGCTTCTGCCGGTGCACGAGGGACGTCAGCAGGTCTCGCTGGTTGGACGGCAGGTTGTCCAGTTGGTCCTGGTCGTAGAGCAGCAATATCTGATAGGGTCCGCCTGGGACGGGTGGCACCGGTGGCACTGGCGGAAAAGGGGGCACAGGCACATCCGGGCCCACGGTGAAGGTTTTGGAATATTCGTACATGCCAAAATCTTGGAGAGAACCGCCCAGTTTCCCGGTGTCGGTAACAACCCAAATGCCCTTGGCGGCAATCGTGTGAGTCCCAGACGCAGCCCAGCAGTAGAAAACGCTCTCGGTCGGAATTGGCTGCAGCGTGTTGGCGTTGCTGACTTGGAGCGAACCACGCAGCAACGCCGTTTCCGGCACACCCGTGGGAACAACTTTGATGACGATAGCCTCTCCGACCTGGAAGGCGTCCTTCGTCAGTTCGATGTCGCCGTATGCAATCGCACAAGCTGCCAGCACGGCCAGAAACGCAAACAGCCGGGCGGCGGCAACACCCTTGGTCTGGGAGAGCGAGGGGATGAGCCAGCCCGCCCGGCGGGGGAAATGTTCGGACTTTCGCACGGTGAGTCCCTCCATGCTGCGCAGCGTGGAGGACGCCGGGTCCGTTTGTCAAGATGGAAACGCAACCTTCCAGTTGTGTTTTTTGCTCGCTGGAAGCGTAATGCACTTTTCAGGACTCAATGGGGCTCTTTTTAAACGCCACGAAAGCACCTTCGCGCCCACCCTGCACCTCGCATCTCGGCGACTTTGTCAATGCACATCCTGGCAATCTTCAGCCGGGATATCATGCCACTGGGTATATCTCCCCCAGCTCGCTGCCGCCTCCCTGACGCACTCGGAAACGGTTTTCGCGTCCAGGTCCAATTGCTTGGCAATCGCATCGTACGTGAGCAGCCAGGTACCTTCCTGCCGATATCTGACCAACCGCAGGATCGAATCCACCTGTCGTTCCGTCAGTCGCTTACCGCTGGTCATTCGTCGATATCCTTCCACAGTGCCCCAGGATTGCACATCGTACGAAATCGGCGAAATACTCCGAGGTCGCTGGCCCAGTTATCGCGTTCCAGTCCGCCACGATCGCGTTCCGGTCGTCGCACGCCGCCAGTTGCGCGCGGCCCCAACGCCACTGCCGTGCACACACACCGCGAAATGATCGCATGTGTCCCGCTTGGGCCGCATCGATCTCTGCGATGCGATGTTCGGCCGCCGGCTGCTCGGCAGTCACTTGATCCGCGAAGAGCGGCAGTCGCTCACGCTCGACGGCCAACGTCTTCTGCGCACGTCGTAGTCGCGATGGAGTGGCCCCGTTGGTCACCGACCGGAACATGCGGCTATGGCGGATTCCCATCAGTTTCGTCGCCTCCTTCGCTCCACCAGGCCCAAGTTCGGGCTGGGCACTTCGGTGATCTCCAGCTCCTCGCCATGGCCCTCCTGGCTCGCGAGCTTGTGTTGTGGCCAGCCCTGGCGGATCAGTTCGCATGCCTGGCGAATCTCGGCCTGGCTCGGCTCGTACGCTTTCATGTGTCCCATGCAGCGCGGGCACCTCGTCCACGTGCGCGCATCCCAGGTGTATTCGCACACGTCGCAGGTTGTCAGGATGGCGTCACTCATCGGCGTCCTCGTCAACCTTTTCGTTGCTGTCACCGATATGGCCAACCAGACGTTTCGCATGCTCGTACCATTCCCGCGTTAGGCTCAGTCGATTGAGGCCACACTCATAGGCGTCCACCGCAGTGGCGAGTAACTGTCTCGACTCACAGTCCTGTTCAGTCAGCAATCACCACCCCGCTTTCCAAGTCTTCGGAAATCCCGAATAGTTCGCGTTTCATCCGCCTCCGAGCCCGCTTGCTCATCGTACGTTTGATGTTTCGGCCAACTCCCGGCCTGCCGCAATAGCACAACACCTTCCGCCAATCGGAGCACCAGTCCTGCTCGTCACCGCTGATGGCCGGCTCGCGTTCCTTCTTGCTCATGTCTGCGTCTCCGCAACCAGCTTCCTCGCCGCTTCGTACCAGGCGGGAGGCAGCGATGCAAGCTTCCAGCCTGGGCCGTACGGGAGGATGACGGGCTGTCCGCACTCCCAGGCATCCACCGCCGTTTCCAGCAGTTGCCGCAGCTCGCGAATTGTGCCGTGGAGGTTCGCCACGGCCAGGATCACATCGGGTGATACATTGCTGGCCTCCGCGTCTCGCAGCCGATCTTCAAGATCACACTCACTCACAGCACACCTCCTCAATTCGCGTCGCCATTGCCTGCAGCAAGAACGACTCTCGATTGTTCGTTGTCTCGGCAATCAATCGAAGTTCATTCGCGATACCGCGTAGGTTTATCACGTCACGCTCGGCCGCCGCCAGCTTGGTTTGCAACTGTTTAATCTGCGGCAGCAGGAAACCTAGCTGTTCATCCAGTGTGTCAAACTGGTCGTCTACTGTCCTCGTTGGGGTCATGTTGTATACGCAGCACTTCGCCTCACGCAACGCAGCCTCGGCCGCCGCGAGCTTGTCTTCCAACCCTTTTATCGTCTTCAGTCTCAAGTCGGCGACTTTCTTTGCCAGGTCCCATTTTTCAAATAATACACCGGACTCATAATGCAGCCGGGTGATCTCGGCAGACTGCCGTTCGATCTCATCAGCCGCATCGACTTTCAACTGAGCGCATTCGATACACTCTCCACACTCGTCGGGGCAGTTGGTATGTAGTCGTTCGGTTAGCTCACTCATCGTCTTCCTCCTATTCTGAAATCACCACGTACCAGTCACAGTCCTCAAGGTCCCAACTGCACATCTCACCGTTACATTCCAGCGAAAAGAAATCCGAGTCGCAACTGATCGTCGCCACGGCGAACTCGTAGAACCACGCGTCTGTTACCACTCCGTGGACGTGACGGTACTCCGGCACCGCCATAAGCAGCACCGTTCCATCGAGCCAAGACCGTTGCGGGTCGATTGGAAGCCAGTCTAGATCGCTCAGTGCTTCGGCGATTTTCGCCAGGTCGGGTGTGTGGTCATGCATCGTCGGAATCCTCCTCGTCATGAATTGGCATCATCCTCGTCGTCCTCGGGCCAATCGTTCTCGGCAACATCCTCGGCATCCTCAGCCATGGTTACTACGTCGTCCGCATCGTCGGCCGCGTCTTCGAGCATAGGTTGCAGCCGTTCAATCTCGGCGAACAAGCACTTGATCTCCCCGCCACTGACAGTCCGCGTGTCCTTGCGGGCCATGGCTTCGTCGAGGTCAAACATTCAGGTCTCCTTGGCTCGGTCTCGCCGTATTGAGCGCCTCGCAGATCGCTTCGAACATCCCTTGTGGATCCGTGTTCAGCTGCCGCTCACTGAATCGCAGCACAAGCCAACCAAGACAGGCGGCCGCGTTGTATTTTTCCATGTCGGCCAACATGCCCAACGCGGTTCCGTGCCGGCCGCCGTTCCACAGCCCGCCTTCGATCTCGACGGCAACCCGTTGCGCCGGCCAGGCGAAATCGAACCGCCATTTACGCGCAGGGTGGAAACGATACTCGCGCTCGGGCGCGACGGGCTGCATGCCGTTGAGTATGCACAGTCGCGGCCAGGAGGCGAAGAAGGATTCTTCAAGGTCGGATGTAGACACTGGAACGCATCCTTACATTGGAATGTCATTATCTTCGTCACTTTCTGTCGGTGCTGACAACCGCGGAGCCTCGTACTCGGAAAACGACCTTTGTCGGGATTGTGATGCAAACGCTCGGGCGGTCTCCTCGGTGCAGGGGCTTATCGCGTAAATCGACCCCGCCCCCAGGAGCTTTGTAAAGGCCGGAAGGACATCTTTTGGCAAAGTTCCGCGACGTCCGTCAGTGCGGCCAGCGCTCACCTCCGGCACGTCCACCCGAACGAAAGACACGCCGCCAATCGCCTGTTCGCTCACGAACCCAGCAAATTGTCGGTGCCCCATCACTTCCACGATTGCCCAGGTTTCAAACATCTTACTAGCACTCATTACTCAACTCGCTTTCCTTTTTAGAAATCACTCCTTGCAGCATTCGACAACCGCGCGTGTTCCTAATTGTGCTTCCGCTTGAATCTGATCCCACGATAGACCAACGAGTCCGAACGTTTCGAGACACATGCGTTCTTCCGCTGCCGTGTGGTCATCGGCCATGATGATGGCAGCATCGTATGAACCGTCTTCCGCACGCACGCTGCCAGGTCGTGCATATTTCTGCACACCGGCGGCAGTTGTTACGCCAAGCAGTTTGTCGGCTGCCATCGCACACCGCAGCATCCAAGCCATTTTCGGTTGCTTGAGAATAGTTCCGTACAATGGAACTCGCTTCCACTCTTGCGGTTTCCTGAGTTTCTCATTCAACTCCAACGCTCGCTTACGGATCTCCAGCGCGAATTGACCGAGTTGCCTGTTGTCGACTGGTTCGAGTTCGCCGGATTGAATACCCTCCGTGACATCATCGAGGGTGGCATAAGTGAATCCCATCAGTGTGTTATGCCATCCGTTGAGGAGTTCTTTGGGATCTATCTGGCGACCTGCATATTCTCCGACAGCAGGGAACCTTCCCTTGAATCGCTGAAACCAGGCATTGAAGTCATCACGCGTTAACATTCCTGCTTACCTCCCAAGAAAGACGCCAGTGGATCCCTGCGCTGTGCGTTCCCGTTGTCGGACGACATTTTCGCTCGCAACTGATCGAACCTGCTTCTCAGCGACTTGGGGCACAGAACATTCGCACGCCAAAAACTGTCGAGGTTCGCCCAGGCGAATACCGCCCGGATATCAACGTCTGCTCGCTTGTCACGTTCCCGCATCAAGCGGATTTCATTCGCCCAAGCTGGAAGCGACGGGGGTTTCGCGCTTGGTGAGACGTTATCGAGGATCTTCTGGAACATCCACTCCGCACACTCCATATCAGCCGCTTCCCATGTCGGACGTCGTGCGTTCGACGAAGAGAGTTCCGGTCCGGTAGGATCGTCTCCGGTCCGGTCCGGTCCGGTCCCGCGCGCACGCGTGGGGAGCGAGGTGTCGGCGATTTGTCGGTGAGGTGTCGACGATTCATCGGCGATTTGTCGGTGAGGTGTCGACGATTCTGGTTTCGGATATTGGCACCTTGGCCGCTCGATTTTCTGGTGATGCCAACCAGTAACCTGCCAAAAAACCTTGTCGTCCGCCTCGTATTCGACGAGCAAACCCACCCGCAACAACTCACCCACCAACGCCGCAACCTGCTTGGTCGTGATATCGTCCCCAGGAAATACTTCCATTTTGAGTTGCCGGGGTGATGCCGGATGAATCCCGGCGTCATCGCAGAACAGCCACATACCGATGAAGAGCAGCCGACATGTCGGCGATACGTCGGCGATTTGTTCAGACACGAAGAACTCTGGCTTGATGCTGCGGATCCGTGCCACGGGCCTACTCCTTGCCGTTCAACCGCTGCCCCCGCGACTCTCGAATCGCCTCCCGCCGCACGTCGCACCACTCACCCAACAGGATCTTGTCCTCGTCAGTCGTCAGCAGCGCCCCCGCCGCTTCCTGGTACGCGTTCACGTCCGTGACCTGGTCCATCGCCCCCAGGATGGCCTCAATGCCGATGAAGATGGTAGGCTCGAGTTTCTGCTCGGGTGCCACTTCAGACGACGCCTCTGGCTCAACGGGCGCCTCAATGTCGGCCAGTGACAACACGTCGATCGTGGGCGCGTCCATTTCGGCCTCTTCGGCAATCCAGGTTGATCCACTCACGCGGGCAAAAATCTGGGCATAGAGCTTGCGAGTCGCTTTCCCGAAAATGGCGTCAACGCCCATGCTCGCGTTGACCCGCACCGGGATGCGGGCATCACCACCACTATTCTTCTCGCAGATCAGTTCGGCGGGCACGCCGTGGAGCTTCCAGGAGGCCCGCATCGGCACGAGCGCGCCGCCCTCGCTGGTGCTCGGGACGCCTCTGACGACCACGAGCGAAGTCAGCCCGGGCCACTCACGCACCTGGCGCTCGAAGTATTGCTTGCTGAGGTAGCAGCGCGAGGCGATGATGTTGAACTCGTTGCCGATCGGTTGTGCCCCGCGCAACATCGCCTCAATAACACAATCCCGCACTACCTCGTCGCCGTACGGCTTGAGTGGGTTGCCGGCCTTGTCCTTTGAGCCTGGTCCTCGGTCCGTCAGAAACCCGAGCGGCGTGTTGGCCAAGCTCTTCACAGTTGCCAGAATTTCCCCGTTAAAATGGGTCCGCATGGCCGCCATCGACTCCGCCAGCGTCAGCGTTCGCTCCAACAGTGTCATGTCCCGCAGCTTGGTCGCGCTGCAGTTTGCCAACGCCGTTTCGATAGCCTGCAGACTGGTTTGCCGTGTGGTCAGTTCTTTGCTCATTCAATCGTCCCCCTAAAAATTGTGCGATAGAGTGGCAGGACCACACCATCGGAAGGTCATAAATCCGCCGCTGCAATGCCCCCGCTCTGATCTGATCCTCGGGACTGCCCGGCGCCTCGGCAAAGCGTTCCTCCAGCAGATCCACGATCCGCTGGCGATCCTCGCCGCGACCGCGGGCAATGTACACGTCGTATTCTTCAGTGCCGGTTTGCATGTCAATCTCCTTAGCGCATGCGCCTGATTTCGCTGATGGGCGCCGAGCCGTCCGCGGGTTCCGTCCAGGCGCAGCGGTCCTGCAGCAGCCGTTTCCAGAGTGTTTGCACGTCCGTCGAACAGTGCGCAATTGCGTCGGCCCAGGTCGGCCAGCGGCCCCACTGGCCATAAAAACGGTACTGGTAGAACAGCGACGCCGCGTTGTGCGCCTCGGTATGCCGATGATTGACGGCGCACAGCTCGCAGGTTCCCCGAGCCGGCGGCAGTAACTGAAATGCGCCACACGGTAATGTATTCGTATTCATTGCGCGGTGGCCTCCGCGTCGACTACCAAACCGTCCTCAATCACGATGCTGCACTCGTCGCCCGTGCTGACACGTGTGGCGATCGCCTGGAGCCCCTCGGATTCCAGCCACGCACCAAACTCCTGCAGCGTCTGCAGGTCCATCTGTTCGAGTTTGTCGAGTAGGACGAACTTGCAGTCTGGCCGCACCTTCCGGGCAATGGCCACGGACACGCGGAGCTGATCGGAGCCGCTCATGCAATCCCACTGTCGGCCGTGGTAGGTCAGTTCGCCGGCTTCCACCGAGAGTCCTGGCAGGGGGAGTTTTGCGCCCTGCAGTAGTTGCTGACGCACCTTCTTGACGGCCGCCAGCTTGGCCGTGAGTGAGTTGACCTGTTCCGTGAGTTCGGTCGCTTCCTGTTCCGCACGAAACTTTTCCGCGTTGATCCGAATCCGCCGGTTGGTGTCGTCGATCTGCGTGAGAGACGCTTCCAGTTCTGCAGTGGATTCATCCGCCAGTGATTCGGCAGTCCGTGACGAGACAGCGTACTGATCCTGCGCCGCAATGAGTTTCGACTCCGCCTCTCGCAGTTTCCGTCGCAGTAATTCAGCGTCGGCGTGCAGTGTCTGCACCTGTCGGCCCACCTGATCACGTGTTGTGCGGAGCCGCTGGTTCTCCCCGTTGCGTGCGAGGATCGATTGCTGCTGCTGGATCAACTCGCCGGCGGATACCTCCCGGTCCGGGACGCCTTGCTCAAACGGCAGATCCTCGGCGTGCTTCTGCTTGCGCGCCTGCACCTGGCCGATCGTGTGCCGCTCGTTGTAGATTCGCTCGGCCTCTTGGTCGAGTTTCGCGAGTTGCTGCCCGACACCGATCACCTGTAGCAATGTCTCGGCTTTCTCGCGCGGCGACGCCTGCAGAAACTTCGGCAAGTCCAGGGCCAGTTGACCAATCAATTCATCGAGTAGAGATTGTCCGCCTTTGTTGCCGTGCTGGTCGATGACTTTGAGTGTGGCGTTTTTCCCCTCGCGTACCACAACCAGGCCGTTGTCCAACTCGATGCGGATGCGCGGATCCGCCATGCCGCCGTCACGCCGTGGTTCACTTGGCCGGTACTTGTTACCGCCGAGTGCCCACACGATCGCATCCAAGACGGATGTCTTGCCCTGGCCATTCCGGCCGCCTACCACGGTCAGACCTGTAGTGGACGGTTCAATCTGCACCGCCTGGACCCGCTTGACGTTTTCGATTTCGAGACGACTGATTTTTACCATCTGCGTTTCCACCCCCCTTTTCAAAGCCGCGCCCGCCCGGGCAGGCACCCACACGGGCGCGGCGGATAATCCGCAGCTACGAGCCGCGGCGATACAGTTTCAAAAACGGTCCGGCGGCCGGATGGTTCGTGGGCCGCTCAACCGCCGGACCAGCCCGCACGCGCGGGTCTCGTGTAGGAATGACAGGACATGACGCGACAGGACACGACCTGACCCGACCTGACCCGACCTGACGCGACAGGACGGGACCCGTTGATTCATCATCACTCCACCCCCAACAGTTCCATAAACGCCGCATCGTCACGTTTTTTCGCCTGTTCCATCAGAAACGCCTGGTGCTTACTCGCCCGGTCCGTACACCGTACGACACAAAACATCTCGTGCGGCCTACAGGGATACCGCTGATAAGCCCGCCGAAACGCGATATCCAGGGCCTCCACCTCGTCGTGCCCGTATGACGTGATCCCGCTGATCGGGGTGCGGAGATCGAGCGCCGCGCCAACACGGACGCGGTAGACGAACCAGCGGTATTTGCGATAGTGAACGGCATAACGCATGTGTGTTCCCTTTCAAAAAACCACCGGCCAGGTGATGCGAGCAACACCGTCCTGACCGATGGCAGGTTGCAAACCACGAGTTTGACAACCAGGGATTTGTTCCAAGTAATCGAGAAAGTCTTCCAGCAGTACCTTCGAACACGATCGTGCGATCGTGCAACCAGGTCCGCCGACTTGGGCGATCCAATGTTGCGTGGTGGCGTCCCAAGTAATCTTCGTTGTGGCATTCATTTCGAGTCCTCCCTGATCAACTCCGTCCGCACAATGTCGACGTCCCGCGGTGCGACAATCCCGATCCGCGCCTGACCGTGCCGCAGATCCACGACGACGATTTCGATATCCTCACCGATCTTGATTCGCTCATTCAATTTCCGTGTCAGTACCAACATCATTCATTCCTTGATAATGTGTCCGCCGCTGGCTCCTGCCGGGGACGGACTGTTTCTGCTGGGCTGCATCGTGCAGTCCACACGTCCCTGCGTTCCTGCTGCGATCCTGAAATGGGCAGTTTTCTACTCGCATACTGGAGACGTGCCCAGGTCCCCCCGGTTATCGCCGTACTACGGCGTTGGTATTTCTTTCCCTGCCATTCATGCCACGCCGCCCACGCGGCGAACGCGGCGGGGACGAGGGCACCGGTGAAGAGACCCGCGATAAATGACATTTCCATGGGGTGGTTCCTTTCACGCAAACAACGTCGCAGCCACACTGGCACTGTCTTGCCTCACGTCTCGTAAGAAGTGCACGACACTGTGGCAGTCGTCGCAGAGCAGCCACAAGTTATCGAGATTCACGAACGCTTCACGTGTTGCATCGCCGTAGTCGTGGTGATGGCAATGCAGTTGTTCCGCACTTCCGCCGTGATCTGCTTTGCAAATCTGACAGGTGAAGTCATGCTTCCGTCTCAATTCAGCCTGTGCCGACCGCCATTCCTGTGAATCGCGAAATTCGACGAACTCGGGAGAGTAGCTGCTTTCCCGCTGCTCGAGATAATCTTGCATGCGGTGCAAGGTTGTCCGGTCTAACCTTTCTGCCTTGTACTCGTCCATGGTTTTCTCACCGGTCATTACCTCCTTGGGAATCGCACCAGTCTTGCTTAGGTTGTGAATCGATTCCCTGACCATGTCCGTGTGGTACCCGCTGTAGGGAGCAGGCAGCAACGCCCGCAGATTCGTCAGGCTGCGACTGTCGTTGAGAATGTCCGACAAATCAAAATGGCGATTGTTCCCCCAATACTCACGGACAGCTTTTAGAATCACATCCCTCGGGATGTTCGGGTTAAGCGACGACGAGTCTTGTGGTTTCATTTGCAACTCTCTTCTTGGATAAAGTGACTTGGCTTTTTCGAATATCCATGCCAATTCCTTGACGACCGTAACAGCGAGCGACCGCCAGCGTTGTGCCACTCCCGCAGAACGGGTCGAGCACGATGCCGCCGGCGGGGCAGAATGACCGGACAAAGAACTCGGCGAGCTTCTCAGGAAACGGTGCTTCGTTTTCGTGGCACCGCTTGGAGCCCATTGTGCCTCCGCCGGCAACGCACTCGATGACATTGCCGGGGTTGACTTTCTCAGGAGCCGAGTAGTTCGACTCGGTAAATGTCCCGTCCTTCTTCCGTGGACTGTGGCTGCCTTCGTTGCCCCACTTCGGTTTCGTACCGCAAGCTGTGTTGTCCGCGCCTGGGATGTCTCCGCCGTTCGTACAGCACAAGACGAACTCGTAATCATTGCGCAGCCAGTCGGGGCCGCCGGCTCCGGGAATGCCCTGCCGCTTGTAGATAACAGGCTTGCGGAGGTGAACGCCGGCTTGATGCAGTTTCGCCATTAAGAGCACTGGCGTGGCCGACCAACGGTATTGCTTCGTCTTGCCCTCGACGACGAACGCCACGAGTCCCTTGCAGACCCGCAGGGATTCCATAACGCGCTCGAACATCCAATCCACCCAAGCATCGCCCACGAGGTCGAAGCTGATGCCGTAGGTGCGCGCGTCTTCATAGGGTGGCGAACCAAAGACCAGGTCGACAGAGCCGGCAGCCATCTCCTGCATCAGCTCAAGGCAATCACCGTGGCGAACGTCGCAACCACTGTTCGTCAGGTTGATGGTGTCGGCGTCGGGCTCTTCCCTATTCACTCTTGGCGGGTGCGACTTGATGATGTCACGGGCGAGCTTGGTAGTGATTCGCTCACCTTGCTCTGCACGTTCGAGAGCTTCGGCCGTGGCTTCCTCGGGGCAGGATGGGGCGGAGAGAAGATAGAGAGCAGTGGGGTCGGCTGATTGGGAAATCATTTCCCGATCTTTGAATGTGTCGCAAACTCCCATCATGTTCCGGGCGTGGCGTGCAGTGAGTCCGCACCGAAGGCTACACCACTTTCCGAATGTGCCGTCACCATGGTTGCTGAGTTTCGCGTGAGCAGCGGTCAACTCCGCCCCCAGTTTCATCACGCCTTCCGCAGTCGTTCTGCGGACACGCTCGACGGTGTCGCAGATCGCCTTGGCGTGTTTCTCCAGCGACTTGGCTTCCTTCGTGTCGATGGCGTTCGCTTCGTAGTCGAACGAAAGCTGGACGAGTGCCAATGAGCGGCTGGAGTCCATTCTGGGACCCTCCATGCGTTCCTGTGTCGGTGCGATGCGCGATAGTCGCGGGTCCGGGGGTTGCACCCGGCGAGGCAGGCTTATGAGACCCACCCGAGCACTGGCCCACCCGCACAGCGGTTACAGTGCAGCCCGGATGGCCGCGTCTTTCGCTTCGAGCAGCTTCCGCAGTGCGACGGTCGTTTCGGGATTGTCTCCCCGGGCCGCCACTTCCTCGGCCAAGTCGCGGAACGGTCTGGAGATGGATTGCAATCGTTCCGGCAGATGATCGAACGCGAAAAACTTCACGATGTGTTCCGTGGCTGGGTGCATGGACGGTCTCCTGATTGTCGGGGCGTGTCTGACGGTCGTTATCTAGCAATTGCCATCCGCAGTCTCATACAAGACGGGGTATGGCCTTCGTAGTCGCTGTCAATCGTCTTGGCAGTGGCCATGGGAATGAACGCATCTGCAACACCGAGTCGGGAGCACTGCCGCAGATCATTCTCAAGTTGTGCACCGCCGCGGTTTATCGAGAGGCTCGAATACCACTGAGCGATTCTCTTGGATGCGTACACGAGATCGGAAGCATCGTTGAATTGGTTGCGAATAGCCTTGAGAGTTGCCATGCGCAGCAGGTCCTTGTACACGTCCGCAATTTGAGACGGCACATGAGCGTTGGACTGTGCAACTGGCCACGATTCTTTGTTGAACAAGTGAGCACCGGTCAGCGAAGTGATCCAGACTGCTTCGATTGCTCGTCCCTCTTCCTTGCTTTCAGTCCGTGCGATCTCTCGCATGACAATCTCATGGCCGGATATCCGCTCCCAGTAAATCCAAATTCCCGCCAATGTCACCTGCGTACAGTGGTTGGCTAATCGGGGAACCGGATTCTCGGTGCATCCGACGTACCGAAAGAGGTTCGGTTGTGCAGTGCTCGACAGCACGTACACAACGTGCGTGGCGTCCCTGTCGGACATCCGTGAGGCTCCTGATTGTGCAAGCGTGCGACTCAGGATTCGGCAGAGGGCCAAAAGAAAAGTCGCCAATCGTTTCAACGATGGCGACTCTAACAGATGTGTTAGACTGGTGTCAATGACACCTAGCCGACTTTTCTGGAAATCTTGTCCGCCAATAGGTGGTCAGTCGGGACGTGCAATGCTTCAGCCAGTCGCGCCAACGCCCCGACCCCCGGCATCACAGCACCACGGACATATCGGCTGACGTTCATTTCGCTGTCACCCGTCGTGCGTGCAAGATCAGCTTGGGAGATTTCCCTGTCTTCGAGTAGCTGTTTCAGGTTTCGGGACAGGTTTTTGACGGCCTGTTCGTCGGTAATCACGATTGACATGCCCCCTACGGTAACATATATGTGAGGTTGATTCAAGTGGCAGGTGGTGTTGAAACGATCAGCGACACTGATGTTTTGCAGGCCCTCGCGGACACCCGCCCACCTGCCGTTTTTTTCTCGGGAGTGAATCGGAATGCAGCTCACACCCCTCCACGAAGAATCCAATATCGAACGCCTGCGGCGGCACATCGAAGAGCAGTACGAGGGTGTTATCCTCGGAGACGGCCACAGCTACGGCGATTTCGACCAAATCCTGTGCTTCGAGATGCACTGGGGAGACGACCCACGACCAGCTGGTTTGACGTACAGCGGACTCGCCAAAAAGTGGGGCATCCCCGTGACCACCCTTGGCGAACTCATACACGACCACTGCAAGCGGCTCGAAGACCTGCCGAAGGTGACACACGGCCCGACTGCCTAGGACAACTTGAGACATTCCTGACACTTGGGGCGGCCGCCAGTGCCAGCTACTCGGTTCTCGGGCTGGATATTGTCGCCAGTCTTGCACTTGTCGTTGTCGTGGTAGACCTTCGGATCGTTGGGCTTCTTTGAATGAAACGCGGCGACTTTTGCCATTTGAAAACCCCTTACTGAACGAGAAAAGAGACACACAGCGAGGCCGCCTGGTTGCGCGGCCAGCGGAGAGGACAGGATTCGACAGGATGCACTCACGATGAGTGGCGAATGGATAACCGGTTCCCATTTGCGTACAGCCACACTGCGACGTAGTGTTGCCGGGAGTCGCATCCGTGTTGCTAGATGTGTTCTTCGACGACCTCTACCGGCCGCTGCGGCTGCGGTCGCGCAGCTCCAATACGATTCGGCTGTACGCGTACTCGATCCGCTGCTTCAGTAAAAGCCTAGGTCATCCAGCACACCTCGGTGACTTCACGGACGATACGGTTTCTCGCCACCTGGCTCGACTCATCGGGGACCACTACAGCCCCTACAGCGTGAATAAAGAGCGCTCCCAACTGTTGGCGATGTGGAACTGGGCGGCGCGCAAGAAGCTGGTCGACCGCTGGCCGGACGTGACTCCCGAGGTGACACCCACCAGGATCCCGGTTGCATGGCTGCGTGGGGAACTGCTGCGACTCGTGGCAGCTTGCCGTGCAGAACGTGGTGATTACGACGGCGTCCCGGCAGCGGCCTGGTGGGTAGCCCTGCACATGGTTTGCTGGGATACCGCGGAGCGGATCGGAGCTGTACGACAACTGAGATGGGATCATCTGGACGAAGGCGGTTGGCTGCTCGTCCCCGCCGAACTCCGCAAGGGCAAACGGGAGGACAAGCACTTTCGCCTGGGGCCTGACACGCTCGCCGAACTCGCCACTATCCGGGAGCCGCCGCGACCGCTCATGTTCCCGTGGCCGTACAGCGCGACGTACATCTACCGCTGTTACCGCAAGATCATTCAGCGGGCTGGATTGCCCACCGACGCGCGGAGTAAATTCCACCGGCTGCGTCGCAGCGTGGCATCGTACTATGAGGCCAACGGAGGCAATGCCACGGATCTCCTCGGCCACGGCAACCGCAGCACAACGAAGCGGTACCTTGACCCGCGCATCCTGCAGGTGAGGCAGCCGTGCGATGTGTTGTTTCGGCTCGCGTGAGCCAGCTCGGCACACCCCCGCTGCCACCCCTGTAGAAAAGGCGACCGCCACCCGCTGGTAGTTCCACGACGCATCATGGCCAGCAAGCGACGATCGCCTGCGCCAGCGATTTTACCAACGCCCCAGCGGACATTTACTACTCGACGTTCTCGCTACCCGCAGAAACGTCGAACGACACCCCAAGTCCATCACGTCGCACCGGACGCCCTTGAAGTGGTTGCAGATTGTGCAGGCTGCTTCCCGCTCGGTCGGGAATGACAGGTCGGGTGGCTGGATGGGTGATTCGCCGCTGGGTTTCAGCTGACCTGGTCCGCGGCCCTCGTCCCAAGCAGTGCGGTACTTCTCGTTCGTCTGGCACAGATGCACCCAGTGCGACGACTTCAGCACCTTGTGCCTATCGCACCACACGGGACCAGGACCGACGCAATCACAGTCGTCCAATTACGCCTCCGTGATGGCGATGTAATACTCGCCAGTGTATGGGGGAGGGGGATCTTCATTGGGCGGACCAATCGACGGATCGTTGAAGTCCCAGCACGCATTGCATGTTGCTTCACCGCGGCTCAGCGAGAATGGCCCGAATACCAGGCTCAGCGGTGTGCATGTCGACGATCCTGCGATCGGCAGATACACTCCGTCGCACCCGCCAGAATTGCCCGAACAGCATGTCTTGTAGCCGGGATACCACGTCAGCGAGAAATGAGCGAATGGATTGTTAGGATCGTGCGTCCCGCACTCGAAAAACCACTTGAAATCTGAGTAAGCAGAAGACCCTTCTGTCTGGCTGTAGATGCGCATCACATCGGACACCCAGCGAGCATTGCCAGAATTCCACTCCCACGTCATGCCCACGGACATCGCGCCCATGCACGATGCCCTGTCCGTGGCGTCGAAGATCGTCAGCGCGAGAGTGCTCTTGATATTGTTGCGATCATTGAGAGTCCCGCAGTGACAGAAGCAGCTCACGCAATCCACATTTGCGCGCAGTTCGCGAATCTGAAACGAGTCGAATACCGCCCCGTGCGTGTCGTTGTTGTGACCGAGGCCCGCGTAGCGGCCGTCGCCAGTTGCAGCCCCATCAACCCATGGATATTCATCGCCCGAGGCAGCGATGGCGCCATACATGAATCCATCAGAATCGATGCACCCCACGACCGGCGTCGTTGTCGACAACGGTTCTGGCGGGGAGTATGTTTGCGTCTTGGATGCGCCCGTGGATAGGGTGACGAGCCATGTGTGGAGCGACGCGTAGGTGAACCGAACCCAATCACCGCCCGCACCATTCGCGTCCGTGCACGCGAGAAAAATATAGAACACGTCATCAATCACCGGATCGACGATCGACACGTTGACGATCATTTCACCCGCGGAGCGAGCTGGCACGGGCTGTGTGCACATCACCTTCGCATTTGCAGTACCGTCTGTGCCGGGCGTCGTGCCCGCCAGCTCGTGCAGCCAACCGGCGATCGCATCACCGATGGTCTCCCAGTTGCCCGTTACCTCATTCCACTCGCTGCCAAGATCCGTGGAGGCGGGGACGTCGAAGTTGTCAGCGAACGACCAGCAGCCAGATGGACAGCAGCACGAGCCAGGCCCAAAGCGAAACGGGAACGCCATAGGATCCGCTCCTTACGCTGGGCAGTCCTGACCGGTGAACCAAAAAATTCCGTGGATGTCCTGCTCGATGAAAATCCACAGAATGCCACCCGTTTCGCCAGCCGGATCCGACGAGGCAGCGGTGACCCAGGAGTAGACAGGGATCTCTGGGCCGTAGTCGACGAACACGCGCGGAGTGGCTGCGTTGAGGCGTTTCCGCTGGCACAAGATCGGCCCGCCGGGCGTGGTCCCCGAGCGACCCGGAATGATCGTGCCCGTGGTAGCCACGCTGTTGGCGCAGTCGTCACCCAGCTCCGTGCGCAGCGCCCGCAGCATCACCCGCAGTTCGCGCACCTCGTAGCGCAACCGTTCGTGGTCGCGTTTGAGCGACTGCAGCGAGTCGTCAGAGAGGACGTTGAGCGTTGTCATTTGAACACGTCCACGGGCAGGATGTTGAACGCGCCATAGGGATGCACGCGCCAGCGGAAATAGACCGGTGGCGCCTCCCAGGTATCCGAGCCGCGCAATGGTTGTCCGTGGCCATCGAGCAGTACCATTTCCGGAACACGACGATCTTCGATGTCTCGCACGGCCGCGGCCTCCGCCATACCCGCCTTAAAGTCCCCGGAGCTGTACGTGCCACCGCGCCCGTCCGGTGCGCCAGGATTCGCAATCCGTGTCAGTCCTCGATCAAGCACCGATTCAAGGAAACCGTCTTGCGGATTCGTCGCGTCCGCCGGCGTCCGCAGCCGAAATTCAAATGTGTACCGCCAAAAACGATACCCATTCTCCACCCGATAGTCCGCAGTAGCAGACGCACACAGCACGCAATGCGCCGCGAAGCTTTGCGCGTGAAAGCCGTACTTTTCGCAGAGTCGATCGGACCAAGCCACCGCGAATTGATTGATCGTGCCCGCGTTCACGGTCAGGATGGCCGCCCAAAATTCGAACGCATTGCCGGAAAGTCGCACGACCGTCTCGGGCACCTCGCACGTCAGGGGTGGATCGTAAACGACTCCCGCCGAATTGTGCACCGGTCCCAGTGAATTGACCGTGCGTTGATATCCAGCGCCCGCACCGCCCACAGGCATGGGATCCATGTTCCATGCCTTCCACACAGGCACTTGGAAAAACTGCGTACCGCTGGAGATCTCGTAGCGCCAGTCCACAGGATTCTCAGCCGGCTGGCTGTCTTCGTCCTCCTTGTCGGAGTTGTCCTTTGGATCGAGTGTCGACGATTGGCAGATCACTTGCCAGTGCAGCGCGCTGCCAGGCATCCGTGTGGGCGTGATCTGCTTGCAAAAGCTGAACGCATCTTCGCGATCGCCGTAGCGAAAACTGGACGACAGGCCGCGGCCGATCGTGTCCATGAAATCAACGCACGCCTTGGCGTCGTCCCGCGGATCGTCGACGGTCAGGATGTAGGGCGCCGTCCATTCGCGCTTGCCACCCCGTAAGGCGGTCAGCGTGGCGTGCTCTTTGGCTTCTTTCCAGTCGACGATTGCCATTAGAGATTCACCGGGGAGAGTATGACGGTAGACCCGCGCACGGCCGATTCAATGCGTGCGTACCAGGCTAGTATTTCGCGATGGCGGCGGTCCGCGTCTTGCTTATCGCGCTGAGCCTCCTGCAGCGCCGAGAACCCGGCACTGCTTCCGCGGGTCACGGCGCCGATGCCGGGCGTCTTGAAGTCCGAGATTTCTTTTCTCGTCGCGATCACATCTTGCATCGCCTTCTTGGCGGCCCTGGTATAGGTCGACCAGGTGATAACGCCCTTCTGTACCAGCTTGTTGAGTTCGGCCAACGAGTCGCGGTAGACTTCCATCGGTGTCCGCATGGACTCGGTCAGATTATTGCCACGCTCCGTCATTTTTTTAAGCGCAGCTTCGGCCTCCTTAGCCGCTGTTGTCGCCATCGCTGCTTCGGCGGCTTGTCTGGCAGCGACATTGGCCGACGGGCCGACTATGGGAGTGATTTTTATTTTGTTGTTGAAGGCATTGAATTGTGCCAACACCTTGGCAATAGCTCCGCCAACAATTTCCAGAAACGGCGTGGTGGTAATTACCATTTGTTGGACTGCCCCGCCCCACGTGCGTTTCACTTTATTCATCGTGTCCCCGAGGCTCTCAACATCGCCGCGCGCGTTGCCCAGCAGGATCCCCATCGCTTCCGCTTCTTTGCCATAGGCCTCGAGACCCTCTGCGCCCAGTGCCAATGTGTTAATCAGTTCGCCGCCCGATTTCCCGAAGATGTCCAGGATGACCTTTGTGCGTTCGCTGGCTGAGCCGATGTCTTTGATGCGTTCGGCAATTATCGAGAATTGTTGATCAGGCTTGAGCGTTTGCAGGGACGAGACAGACAGGCCGATTGCTGCGAAGGCGGCCGCCGCTTCCTTGGATCCGGCCGTCGCTTCACCGATCAGGTTTTGCATCTTCTGCAATGCGGCGTTCATCGTCTCTTGCGACGCACCGCTCTGTTCGGCCGCGTACCCCAGGACCGTCAACGCGTCGGCCGACATACCGAGACGGGACGCGAATTCGTCCATCTTCCCCATCTCGTCCATGGCGCTCATAAATGAACCGATGGCCCCTTGCGCCGCCGCAAAGCCGGCTCTGATGACAGTCAGGCCTGCCGTAAACTTGGCCATCCCCATGGCGACATTGGACGACATACCGGCATCGAGTTTCTGAATCGCCGCCCGTGCTTCGCCGAAACCCTTTTGCAGCGTGGCCGTCTGGGCGTCAATCTGGATCGAGATTTTTGCGGCTGTGCTCATCGGCGATCGCCTGTTCTATGCGGTCCATCTCTGCGAGGATTTCATCGTCAGATAACCCGCGCTCGATATACGGCCAGAGCAGCTTGACCTCTTTGCTGCCCCAGCCCAGGCACGCGTGCGCCCACGTGCGGAGGTCTGATCGCAGGTCACCGAACGGCTCTTCGCAGTACAGTAACCACCACTCGAAAAACTGCGCGGCGGTAAGTTGTTCGAACAGTACGTCAGGGTGGATCACTCCCAGTTCTCGGCACAGCTCGAACGCGAAACGGTAGAGCGGTTGCGCTAGTTTTTTTTTGCTTCCTCGGCGAGCAGCCCGTTGACCCGCAACGCCTGCATCCCCAGCACCTTCAGACTTTCCGCGGTGACCTCCATCCACTCCTCAGGTGTGGCCTGGTGGGACTCCACGCACACGGCCAGCAACTCGGCGTAGAACCGCAGGGCCGCGGGCGTGTCCACGGCCTCCCCGTTCATCCCCGCGAATTTGGCTAGTGTGGCGGCGCTGATCGGCCGGAACACCACGTCGGCCTCCCAACGGTCGTAGTGCCAGGTCACGGGCTTGCGGTCCAAGTCGGCCAGGTTCATCACGTCACCGTGTCCGTAATGGCGCCCGTGCGGGAGACCTTGCACGTGCGCGGGGTGCCCGTGCCACCCTCGACGGTCGCCGGCGTGATCGCGAACAACACCCCGGTGAAATCCTTGGTCCACGTCGACGTCACGCCCACGGCTGTCAGCGTCGCGATAATCAATTGCCATTTCACGCTCGCACCGCTGGCGTAGAGCGCATCCAGGGCGTCGTCCGTAGTGTCCGACGGATCGTGCAACGACGTGAAGGAGAACTCCGATAATTGCTCAATGCCCGAGGCAGCCACCGCAACAGTGTCCTCCATGGCTGTCAGATCAATCAGCGACTTTTCCCGCGCGGGAGGCGTGGCGCTCGTGCACAATCCCACCGTCAACATGGTTATGCCGTCACCCGACGAATTCACTTTTACCAGCGCACCTTTTCCCGTATAGCGAACTTTGGCCATGGCTTTATCCTTTCGCGTTGCAGTGACTGCCGGCGTGTCACAGTGACACCGTCACGTCACCCCTTGATGTCAACCAGAAATTCGATTGCCCCGATGGACGCTGTCACCGCAGTGGCCGTCGCCGAATCGGTCACCGTGATCGTCAGCCGCACGTCCAACACGTCGCCCGCCGAGAGACCCGTGGGCGTGATCGTGAAGTCCTTGTTGGCGAACGTCAGCGAGTTGATACTCTGGGCAGCCGTCGCACACAGGTCGCTCCCGAGGCCCGCCGCCCGGTCGGACTTGTAGCATTCCACGTCCAGGGTGGTCGACGCGCTGGCCACCGTGGTTTCCATGCCGGCGTTGAGTCGCAGCGTCAGGGTCTCGCCGGCGTCGTACTCGGCGGGCACCTGAAATTGAAACCGGCCGTAGCGGGTCGTGGTCGTGTTCTTGAGGTCGCCCGTGGAGACCTTGGGCGTGTTGGTGGCGAAGGTGCCACCCACCAGGCCCAGATCATCGGCTGCTGGCGTCCCCGGCAGGTTGGTCGCCAGGGCGTCCCAGGTCCGCAGGTCGACCAGGGGGACGGCGAAGACGGCCGCCGCGTCCTGCTTCAGTTCGCTCCGCTGATAGACCGGCATCGTCCCATCCACTTGGAGGTTGCCCGTTATCCGCGTGTCGCCTTCGATTCTCTGCACAACTGTCATGGTCGGATTACCTCCACGTCCAAACTTGAAACGAATAGATTCTCTCCCGCGTCGGTATTCCGCGGGACGTATGTTTCCGCCGCGTCACTGACGGAAATCCACGAGTAGACACCCTCGCCCACCTGGCCCTGTAAACCGTTGAGCGATCTGCGGACCGCGTCCGAGACTTCGATCACGGTCAGGCCGTTTTCGGAGACACACTCCACGTCGAACGTTTCCTTCCATGGTTCGTCTTCCACTTCCCCCATGGCGGCCACAAATTGCACGCCTCGTCGCTGGATCCAGACGAATGGCATCTCCACACCGACAGGCACCACACCGCCGTAGACGCGACCATCGACCAGCACGTCCACCGCGTGCTCCAATTTCAATGCGTCGATCAGGTCGGCGGTGGCATCGCTTCCGTTGGCGACTCCGCTGCTGGTCTCGTTGCTGGCTGGCGAGTCAATGGTCGTACCCGCCGAATAAGTGCCCTGAAATTCCGCGCCACCAGCACCGTACCAAACTCCGTAGGCCACGTTCGCGGTCGATGGTAGCTCAAGTGTTCCCGCCAACGGCACGTCGTTGATCATGTACGCTATGCCATCTTCAACGTTTTCTACGCCAGGGTCGGTGCTTGTCCCTCCGGCAACCACTAACGTTCCGATGCCTCCGTCACCCCGACCCACTCCCAGCCGAATATCGCCCAACGCAACGAGTCGGCTCAGTACGGTCGGCGCGAGCCGATACGCACCTGGCGTGGTTGGTCGGGCTGTGAAACGGTAGGCCATTACGGGATGACCTCCATCATTGTGTCGAGCTTGTCCGTCGTGGCCTTAATCGCGTCGACCAGCAGATCCAGCCGACCATTGTTTAGCCAGTCGTCGTAAACGACATCAAGCTTGCTGCCGTTAGTTTCCATCGCCGTTACGATCTCGGTCGCTGTCGGCACCGTCACCCAGGTCGCTGGCAAGCAATCGACGTAACTGATGATCGTTTGAATCTCCGTGTCGATGTACCCAGCGACAGTCGCTAATGCTGACGCCGTTGCCAAACCGCTCGTAGCGGCCGTGATCGCCGCTTCTACCGCACTCTGGTCAGCGGGATCAGAAGGAAGATTGTCCGCATATCCAAGGATGTCCGCGAGGTACTTGCCCAACGAACCAGCCGTGGTAATGTCGGTGATGGCAACCGCACCTGTGAGCGTCGTGGTCGTAGACACCACAAGTGAGTTAAATGTGGTGGCTCCCGTGCTTGTAATCGTCGCTGCTTGAATCGTACCACTGCAGGTCAACGAGGTAGCCCCAATGGCACCTGCTGTGATCGCCGCAAACGTGGTGGCTCCCGTGATAGTCAATGTCGTCCCGATGCTGACAGCACCTGTAACCGTAATGGAAGCGAATGTCGTCGCACCCAACGACACTGCTCCAGTTTGTGTAATAGCCGCCAACGTTGTCGTACCGGTCACACCCAGAGTGGAGCCGAGCGAAACAGCCCCAGTCAAGGTCGTAGTGGTGCCGACCGTCACGGCCCCATCCACTCCGAACGAGGCACACGTTAGGGCACCAACAACATCTACCGTCGTGTCGATACTCACGGAGTTGGCAGTCAACGCTCCCACCACGTCGAACGTGGAACCACACGACACGGCCCCCGAGAGGGTTGTCGCATTCGTGACCGTTACGGCACTGAAGGTTACGGCCGGCTGTGCGGCTGCGAGCTGCACGTTGCCAGGCACGCTCGATGCCGTGGTCACCACCGAGATACTGGCCGAGGTGCACGACGCCTTGTAGATGAACACCATGAACGATGTGTAATTCGTTTCCGCTTGCGTCGGGGTGTAGTACCACCCACCGCTCGTCGTGTCACAAGCCAACGTTCCTCCGCCAGCCCCAGCCGCTCCGCCTTGTCCCATGACTCTGACAGACGCGCCCGTCGTTTGAATCGTCCCGTCGGCGATCAGGTAGATGGACCCTACGGCAATGCGTTCGGGGGCAGCAGCATTGATTGGATACACGCTAAGCTCCTCCGCCAATGACTTGTGACTGCTGCTGCCGGGCCCATAGCCAATAGGTTGCCGCTGGTGGCCCACCAGCACCCACCGTCCACAACTTGAGCCGCATCGGCCTCCGCAGTGGAGTAGCAATGAACGGTCGTCGGTAGACGTAGCGTTGCATCAGATCTCTTCCCAGCAAACCCAGCCGGACATCTCGAACGCATCGGCCACGTCACACACCAGGGCAATCCCCGTGCTGACTTCAATCACCGGTCGCATCTCAGGTGTGTAGATCATGCCCAGCGGGCCGCGTTGCTCCCAGGCGAATCCCATCAATACGTCACCGGGCGTTCCCGGCGTCGTGTCACCGTATCGCACGGCACCAACGATAGCGCCGTTGTCGGTATCAAGCATGACTTCCGTAGCCGCTGTACCAACCGATCCCACCGCTGATAACCTCAGCAAGGCACACTCCAGCAACACGCTGGTAATTGAATCGCTCGTAATCTCCCAGCCGTGTAGGATCAGTTTGTTCGTGGCGGGTGCCATCAGCGACCACAAGTCCTGCGTGGCGTCGGCTCCAATCGTGACACTGCGAAACGGACATATCACCATGCGTCCCATAAACATTACCTCCCAATAAGTGTACTTCGTCGTGTTGCAATCAAACCACCGCCAGCCACCAGCGTGCCAACTAGGTTATCTGGCGATGGATCGCCGTATGCTACAGCATTCTCGACGTTTGCTACGGCAGGCAACGTGGGACTGACTCGCTGGAATGCTCCACAGTCGGATGCAAAAATGCCAGCCTCTTTTCCGTAACTTGCAGGTCGCAATCGGTAATCCTTGCTCGCATCGTCGATATACTCAGCATCGGCGTCGGCATTCGCGGTAGCAACGTTGAAAAGTGACGCAACTTCGACATAGTTAGCACCTCCCGATGTCCAGCCACTCGTGAGTCGTGTATTCCGATTGCGGAACAGGATACCCCCCTCGTCCGCATCAAAGAAGTTGACACCGTACCCGCCGCAATCGGTAATCTGATTGTTGACAATGCATATTGGATAGATCATTCCATCCGCAATATAAACCGCGTTGCCATTGCTTGAAAGGAGTGTGTTGCCAACTATACACATAAACGTACTCGCGTAGGACATGACAATACAGTGTCCGTACACGTCAATTAGATTTCCAACGACAGGGCCAGCGTGGCTCACTCCACCTCCCGTGTTTCCTCCAGACGTGACTAGGCGATTACCTACAATCTCACCCCCGTAACCTGTCTCGAAATTAATACAGTACCCTGCACCGCTCGACGCTGTCTTGAAAATGTCGCACTCAACCACCGCACCGCCATAGGGTCGATACATGTAAATGCCGTCGGCACCAGCACCCGATGCCGTCACAATGCAGTTGATCAGTAGATTTGACGAATATGCGTACACGGCCTGTGTTGTCGCAGCGCTGGCTACGTTGAGGTTCCGGAGCACCAGAAACGACTTGATCATGAACAGATATCCGGTCGTGTAGGACAGGACAGGCATGTTCGTCGTGCTCAATGCGCCATGGCCATTGGCTCGCGCAGGCGTGAGAATATTCCACGAACTGTCACAGCCGACAAACGCGATAGGACTCGTTATCGTGCCCGAATTCGTTGGCGCCGTCGTTTCTGTTCCGCGGTTATACGTACCGCTTGCGATCTTGACCAGATCACCCGCAGCGGCACTGGCTAATGCCTGCGTCCATGTCCACGGATACGTGGAGGACGAACCATCCACATTCGCAAAGGTTGGATTGGCCGCCCCCTGATCGGCAAGTTTGTCGGCATTTCCAGTAACTCCAACCACTTCACCTAACGTATAGGTCCCATTGCGTGACTTGACGACGTAGGTTGTGGCAGTCAGTTTGATAACCACCGTGCACGTCTTGGCACTGGTCTGACCGGTCACAACATCATCAACAGCCCAGTCCGTTGCGGGTGACACATCGAGCGTAATCACCTCGTAGGTCGGCGCGTCTGACGTGACGTATCGCACTGTCATGGCCATGGCTATGGACTTCCGTTGACTTCGATGCTCAGCAGGATATTCAGTTTGAGGTTGCTGCTTGCTTCCAAATCCGTCAGCATCAATCCGATATGGTTCTTCAGACCGTTGACGTTAGCGCCAGTAATCGGACTACGGCCATCCTGCGCGGAACCGTCCACAACCAGATCAGTCGTGTTGGGGATCTTGGCGCCCATGCCAGTGGCGTTCCACTCGTTTGTAAATGCCTTCGCGGCGTAGTAGTATTTCGTCGCGATGTCTGCCAATTGTCGAACTCGCTCGTTGCAAAATCGCACTGCTTCGGGATTCGTGATTTCCATCTCTTCACTCCTTCTCGTCCTTAAATCGTCTCGCTTTCAACACGTCGATCAGGTCGGCAGTTACGTCGGCCATGGTCAGACCCTCAGCTTGCTGATTTCTGCTTGCAGCCCAGCAGCAAACCGTTGCTCAAACGCCGACACCGCTGGCGCGAAACTGGTCTCCGCCGCCTGTTCCATGAACGGATTCGGCTTGCTTCCAGGATGCTGCACCCGCGAGAACACGCGCCCACCAAAGACGGCGTACTGGCGGATTATGGCGTCTTTCCTTCCTCGCTTGCGCGTCTTGGGAATTGCGTGCGGCTTCGTCCCGCCGATTACCATGTGCGCGTAGTATGCATCGCGACCCTTCTTCTTCTGGGCCTTGGTGCTCTTGAATTGAATCGTACCGACCACGGATCCTGTGGCGCGCTCCAGTTTCAGCGAGCCGCGAATACTACCGGCCAGCGTGCCGGTCCGCCGCGGAGTGTACGCCTTGGCTGTTTTCACCACGACCGCATTGGCGGCCCGCACAGCTGCCGAGACGACACGCCGACGGGCTGCAAATTCCAATGTCCGCAGATTGGCCATCGCCTGTTCGATACCTCGCACGTCGATGCTGACCACAACCTCACTCATGCCGGCACCTCGGTTGCTAAAATTCGCAACCACTTGCCATCTTCGTCGACGTTCTCGACGTACCCAAAATGAAACGTCCGCGTACCCACCACTAATCGCTGAGCGGCCGTTACGCCACTGCGATACCGCATCCACAGCACGTGGGTCGTCTGGTCGTACAACTGATGCGCATACTCGACGGTCCTGCCACTCAACGGTTCAATCTTCACCCGCACCGTCGAAACTGTCTCCCACGTCCCTGTCGGCTGCCCGCGGCTGTCGGTTCCGGTTTGCGAAAACGACTGCAGCTCCCCCGCGGTTTTAAGTTGGTTCGCGTGTATCCTCATGGGTAGACCCCAACGGACGCACCGCGTACGATCCGCTCATAGGCGTCAGACGCTCCGCGATTGGTCCCGGACGCATCAGCGTTCCAACCGTCGTACTCCATTTGACCTCGGAGCAAGCAAGCCTGCCGCAACTCATATGGCACGTTGCTACCAGCAGCCCCGTAGCCTGTGACGTACGTTACCGCAATATTCCGGAGATCGCCGCGAATCGATGGCCAGCTCTTGCCGTATCCGAGTACGATCAAGCCCGGAACACTATCGGTGTCGATCACATAGTCAGCACTGGAGACGGTCTGCGTGGCACCGTCCGTGTCCACGTACGTGATGCTGGTAACCGACTGGATCGGCCCGTTGTGCAAGACGATCGCACTGACTGGCCAGGTATCCAGCTTGAGCCGCCAAGTCTGCGTAATGAGCGATCGGCCCGTGTCCCGCTCGACCCAGTCCCGACACGCCTTGATCAAATTCGTCAGGGCCGTGTCGTCGTCATTGTGATCGACTCGCAGGTGGGCTTTCAGCTCAGTCAGGCTGACGGGCTCGGCGCTTGGTTCGAGTGTGCGTTTGAGACTGTAATCCATCCGGCTCGACTTTCCGCGCGATTCCCCGCCGGATCAGCACGTTGGCCCACCCCCGAGGCCGAGCAGCGTAGATCCGCTCGGCTCGGAAGATGCGGCCGCTCGCACTGATCCAGTCGCGATTAAACTGGAGATCAACGTACATCGCTCAGACCCTCAGGACGGTATCGCAGCCGCGCTCGGCTACCGTGTTGGGCGACTGCTTGGCGCGGCTGAGCAGACCAATAATCGTCAAGTACGTGCCGTTCGTTCCATCGCCAGCCGTGGCTGTGACGTCGATGTACCGCTTGCGGGCGCGCAGGTCGATATCAAAAGACACGAACTTATTGTCATCAGTAGCCGACGGCAGCACCGACGCGGTGCCGTCGATGTCCACACTGGTGCCCATGATCAGTCCGGTCACGTCGGCGTGGCCACTGCCACTCGTGTCCGACTCGGTCACCGTCAATGCCGTCATGGCAATGTCGGTCGCACCGAGTTGGCAAATGATGTTCAAGTAATCGAACCCGGCCGTGTCGATTTCGGCCACCGTGTACGACGCATTATCGACGATGGCAGCGGGCGGGGTCATGCTGATCAGCTTGGTATTTTGCAAAGGATTCATTCGAAATTCTCCTGATTGAACTCATGCCGCCCGGCGCGCTGCAGGCCGCGCCGGGTAAAGGAATGCTCCACCCACGATCAGCTGGCCGGTGTCTTGAGCACAAGCATGGCGCCTGGATTCGACGCGTCTCCAGTCTCGTGCACATTGATATCGAATCGCTCGGTCCCGAGGATGCCGATCTGGTCGTATTCGAGATACCGCTGATCGCTGATCTTCACACCCAGCCCACGGCGATTGCCCAGGATGGCTGCCAGCTTAAGATCGCCGAAGGCCAGAATCTTCGTGCTCGCCTGCGCGGTAAGCGTGGCGTTGAGCACCTTCGTGAACACCACGGGATAACCCAAGAACAAGGGGCTCCGCACTCCGCCGGCGAGATCCCCGGCCGCATTGCCGCCGCCGGCGTCCATCAGGCGAGCCATCGAAGCGTAGTAGCCAGCCCGGCTGATGAACCACTTGGCATTCGCTTCAGCGTATTGCGGTAGCTTGCCAACGACCGCCTCGAGGTCGGCCAGGTCCAGCGTGGAGAACGCCGTGTTACCCGTGATGGCGTCGTAAACGCTGCCGGCCGCCACGGAGTTGAGAACTCCCACGATGTGACCATACGTACTGGCACCCGTCCCGTTCCAGCCGCACTCGTCTTCCTTATTCGCAAAGGCGTACGCGATCTCGTTGGTCAGATCGTCACCGATGTCGATGATCGCATCCTCGGCCAACTCGCTACTGTACTTGCACAACGCAGCCAGCTTGCGAGCCGTCAAGCCAACCTGATCCCAGCCCTTGTCACTGGCAGTGACCAAGCCATTCTCGGCGACGAAATACGCCGTCACGCCCGACGTGCGGCGTGGCACGGTCTTGACGTCGGTAGCCATGGGTACGATCCGCGCCTCGCGACGGAACACGCCATACTCCTCACGCAGATCGATGACGGCAAGTTCCATCTCCTCGGGGACCAGGGCACCGCCGAGCATGTTGTCCGATCCGCCCATCGCATCGCGAAACTGTACACCGTGGTCGTTACACCACTGGATCGCACTGGCACTCTTCCACAACACCGCTGCCAGGAACTGCCCGGCCTTGTGGGCATGTTCTTCCGCTTGCTCGCCACGATAAGCCTTCAACCGCTTGTGCCGGAACGCGCTAGCCGGAACGATGCGGCCTGCATCCGGCGGCCGCTGATCGCTCCGCAGATTGCGAAAGCCTTCGACGGTCGTCTCGAATTTCTGCGCTCGCTCCAGAGCCAGGTGCAGCCCCGTAGCTGGATTTCCTTCGCTGGATTGCTGACCGATCTCAGCCTGCCAGCCGTCAAACTGCGACTGTTCGTCGGCAGTGAATTCCCGGTTTGCGTCATCCTTGGCCAGCTTCGCCAGGGCCTGCATGTTGTCGATCCGCTCCTGAATCTGTTCGCGGATCTCTTTCGCCGACAATCGTGGCATGATAATCACCTCCATTGGTTTGCCGGCGAGCCGGAAAACGACAATGCCGGCGAGCCGACTGGTTTAATACACTACAACCAATCGAATCACCGGCATTGGCGGGTGACTACTTACAGGTCCTCGGCATTGGCGAAGGACCTTTGATGTAGCCGGTAGTGTGACAAGTCATCGCACGGACGTCAAGACGAACTCAGGAAATCGCCAGCCTGGCCCGCAATAGACTGATCTGATTCCGGACCCGCCTGGAGGCTCGCTGGCCGGCCGCAGCTGACTCCTGCTTAGTCTTGCGAGTGCCGATCACCTCATCAATCAGGCCCAGCTCCAGAGCCTCCTGGGCGGTCAGGTAGGTATCTTTGTTTTGCAGCACCCGGAATTCCTCCGCCGTGCGTCCGCTGCGGGTGGCGTAGGTCTCCGCAATCTGTCCATCGATCTTCGACAGCACATCGGCCATCTCGCGCAGGTCTTGCTCGTTACCCATCACGATCGTCCACGCGTCGTGAACCATGAGCTGGGACACCTCGGCCGCTTGGATCTTGTCGCCAGCCATAGCAATCACGCTGGCAATACTGGCAGCCAGCCCGTCGATCACCACCGTGGTCACAGCTGGGAACTGGCTGAGCTGATTGTAGATCGCCATGCCGTCCCACACGTCGCCACCCGGAGAGTTGATCCGGACAGTCAGCCGCTTCACATCCCCCAGGCTATCCAGATTCTGCTTGAATGACAGGGCTGTTATCCCAGTGTCGGACCACCAATCATAGCCGATGTAATCGTAGAGCAAGATCTCCGCGTCCCCGGCTTCGTCGGCCGCTCGAAATGTGAAGCGCCCGCTCTGGCCAATCGGACCGTCGCAGATTCGGTCGGCAAGTTTCCTTGGCATCCCGAGCCCTAGCAGCATATTCGCGCGAATATCGCGTGGGTGGTAAGAAATCATTGGCGTACTCCCGTAATCCACTCGACCACTTGTTGCGGCCGGCTGAGCGGCCAAGGTTTGATTGTCGCGTCGATGGCAGATGGCAATTGTCCAGGCTGGCTATTCACGAGCAGATCGCGGACCGCGTCCATGGACGACTCGCAGTAGGCGACTGCCAATAGATATGGATCGGCATCACATTCAGACACAGTCCGGTAGGCTCGTAGGCAGACAGCCAATGCTGATGCGATCTTGGGCCGCAGCTGCTCGTACATGGCACTCATGCCAGCCACAGGGTGCTCACCACGAGCCAACCGCCTGAGCCCCGTACATTCTGTCCCTACCAGTTGTCGCATGCGATCTACGATCAACTCACGGAGGGCAGCCACTGCTTGTTGATTCCCGTCAGTACCGTCTGGCTTTGTCTCCGGTTTCTTCCCGTCGCTTGACGTGGCCGCATTCTCAAATACATCGCCACCTTGCACGCTATTGAGATTGAACTTCTTGCGGGCCTCGTTGCGAGTGATGATCTTCGCATTCTTGAGCTGTACCGCCACGCTGCTCTGCGTCGCGAAGTCTCCCTCGATCAGTGCGCCCGTATTGTGTTCGAAATACCACCAGGCCTTTTTCTCACGGGTCGAGAGTAGTTTAACGTCACACTCAGCCTCCCAGCGTTTGAACCAGCGCATCAGAGTCTGGCTGACATACGAACGCTCCTCAGCCTCCACGCTGTTGTAGCTGAGCCTGGCATCACTGCCGAGCTTGTGCGGCGGCAGGGAGAGCCACGAGGCTACCTCGTCGCGAGAAAACTTCCGGCTCTCGATCCATTGGCTATCCTCGTTCGAACCTGAGATTGGCACGGCATCCAACGCCCCTGTGAGCAACGCCGGCCGGTTTGGGTTTTGTCTGTGTCGCGCATCCCATTGCTCGAGTAGCAAATCGCGGTCTGGCTTGCTCATGTCGACGGGTGTCTTGAGGATGATGCCAGGCCTGGCATCGTTGGAAAAATGCCGGCTGCCATGCCGCTGAGCGGCCAGGCCCAGGCCCAGACTTTCTCGGGCGTAGCGGTAAACGCTATAGCCCGCTAAGGCGCTGCCCAACCCGCGAATATGCAGGATGTCCTCCGAACTGTAAAACCTCTCCTCGCCGCCCGGCTGCCGGTGCACAAACACCACGCGGTTGTCAGAGAGCTGCTCTGGCCACATGACGTCAGGTGAGATCGGGATCAAGGCCGCTGGCTGAGCGCCCTGCCAGATGATGGCCGCATAGCCATTGCCCCAGCTCAAGGCGTAGCTCGTGATCGTTTCGCGGAGCGTGAAGGATGTCATCGTCGGGTTGGCTTGACGATTTAAGAGTTCATAAGCCGGGTGCTCACGCTGCTTCTCCCGATCGTCATCCGCGTTGCGCGAGAAAATATCCGACGGCACGCGAGCCACGTCACCGCTGATGATCCCGATTCCCTGGAACCACGGAGCAATCGTCAAGGCCTTGTCGGCGGACACGTGGATGTCGCTCTCTGATCTGACCGCCCCCGTGAGTGCCTCCCACAACCAGTCTTCTGGATTCGCGTAGGTGCTCGCGAATACGCCTGCCAGGCCTGTGTCCGCGAGCACGAGATACTGAGTGTGCAAGTCGTCTCGTTTGACCATCATTGCTCCTAGTAGATCGCCGGTATCCCAAGTTGCTTGTGATAGACGATCCCGGCATACGCCTCCAGAGTCGCAACCAGCGCGTCAATCTTCTGCCAGCCGACGCCCTTCTCTGGCATCCACAGATCCATCGCGTTGCGACGGATCGTGATATTGCGGGCCTGCCAGGTCAGGCAGGGGTCGCGGCCGTGCAGCACATTCCCTGCCTTCAACTCCCGCAGGAAACTGCGGATCGGCTCGTTGTAGCTCCGCGCCGACTGAATGAATTCGTAGACCTGCAGGCCGTGCAACGACTGCAGCCGCTGCAGCAACTGACCGGCAAACGTCGGATCGCTGGCCCAGTTGACGATGCGAATTCCACGGTTGCGAGACAGGTCCACGATCCGCTGTTCAATCGCCGTGAAGTCAATAGCATCACCCTCGTGCTCGATCAGAACACCACGATCAATCCAGCTCTGGACTTCGGCCGTCTGCAGTTCCTTGCACCGTTCTTGGCACGTGTAAGATTCTGCCCACACGTGAATCTTGTCGTTGCCCTTGCTCACGATCGCCAGGGCCGCGAAGTCGTCACTCCGCCCGAGGTCGATCCCGCCGAACGCCTGGTCACCATGCTGCAGCTCATCCACCGCACCCGCATTCCATAGTTCGGGAAGAATTGCCCGCTCGTGGCTCGTTGTGCAGATGTTGCAGTGGTAACGCAGCCACGCGTTATGGCTCGCTGGTTTCCCCTTCGCTTCCACTGCTTGCTCGCGCAGATATTCGCGCGACACACTCACGTCAATGTTGGGGTTAGCCTTGACCCAGACACTCTCGTCGAACGGATCGTCATCCTTGTCGAGACATGCGACGAACGCAAACACTGTGTCGTTCACGATCTCCTTTGCCTCGACAGCTTCAACAATCCTGGTTGCGTAATCGAGTTCCTCTTTCCAGATGTTGCTTTTGTCGTCGCCGGCCGTCGTGATGATCACTTCAAGCGGCTGTGCCCGTGACGCGCCGCCGGTGCTCATCTCGTCGAACAAGTTACGGTGTCTGTCTCGCCAGGCGTGCAGCTCGTCCTTGATCACGCCGTGCGGATTGAATCCGCTCTGATCACTGTCACTACCCAGCGGCTTGAACGATCCGTCATTGCGGACGCAGGTGATCGCCTTGGTAAAAACCTCGGCGTAACGGCCGAGATCCAGCGACCGGCGGACCATGCGTTTGGCTTCCTCGTGCACAATCCGGGCTTGTTCTTCCTTAGTGGCCACCACGTACACTTCCGCGCCGCCCTCGAGTGGATTGTCGAAGAGCATCAACAGTAAAGCGATCGCCGCACACAATGTGCTCTTGCCGTTCTTGCGGCCAAGTGTGATGAACGCCTTGCGGAAACGCCTGGTGCCGTCCACCTTCCGCCGCCAACCGAACACGCACCAGACGATGAACTTCTGCCAGGCCTCCAACCGCAGCAACTGTCCAGCCCACCGGCCCTTCGACTGCGGGCAGAGTTGGAGAAAATCAACTGCCTCATTGGCGAATCTCGACTCAAACTTGTACGGATACTTTTTGCGGCGAGTCTTTTTCAGATCCGCCACGTGCCTCCGAACCGCGAGCTTCACCAGTCGGCTGGTCGCAATCTCATCCCCCAGCACATCATCAATGTACCCTTGCACCTCTCGGCTGTGGTCGTTCGCACAGATCATGCTCGATTACCCATCATCCGATCCAGTGTCGATTGCGATTCTTCGACTCCATGCTTCAGTTTCGCGCGGTCCGCAGGAGTCAACCCGAACCGCGAAGCCATGTCGACGAACGTGCGCCAAGCCGCGGCGGCGCTATAGAGCAACTCCCGCTGTCGCAAATCGTGCGGCTTGAGCTTCTGCAGACGATCGTAGATCACACGGAATTGCTGGTACCAGCGGCACATGCCAGCCAGGCACTCCGTGTCACACTCGCCCGCGCCAGCCGACTCGACAAAATCAATCACGCTGTTCCACAGTCGCAGTCCATGCTGCCCGAGGCCGGTCGGACGCACCAACTCACCGCCAGCCGTCGGTTGAACCTGCTGACGGCCGGGCTTGTAGGTGCCCTGCCGCATGTGCAGCGTCGCTGGTTTCGCTCGCCGACCCATAAATCAATCCACATAATGGCTAGATTTCGTTTTTCGTCCACAAATATGGAGGGG